CGTCAGGCTGATCACCACCAATGAAGCGGTTAAGAACGTCACGCCAGTCGATCTGGCAACGCCGCATCACTTGCACAAGCTGGTCAATCTTAGCTGGTAACTTGCCCTGAGCCTTGGCAGCATCAGCGGCCATCAGTGTCTTGATGTCCAACTCAGCTTCGATCTGACTGGCCTCAGCATCAGACAACGGCTCACCATCGTCACCCATGGTCTCTATAACGCCGCCCCATGATGGTGCATCGTCAGGTGTCTGATCGTCAGGCATGTGTGAATAGATGCGCTCTGCCGCCCAGTCCTTGTACTGCACCCACTCAGGCTTGCTGTCGTGGTACATGCCATCGGCGGGAAGGGAAAAGCCGTCACCCTTCAAGATATCGTTGATGGCAATGTCTGTGCATATATTCCATTTCTTGTGATCACGGTCACCGATACGCAAGCAATGCTTGAACACAACGTGCAAGACCTCATGAGCGATAACACCCATGACCATATCCTGATCGTACTTGTCAACGAACTCACGGTTCCACAAGATCGACTTGCCATCAGTTGCCATTGTCGGCAGGGCGGTGGTCTCAGTAAAGTTGAGACCCATAGCGCAAGACCCAAAGAATGGGTGCTTCAGAACCAATTGCGTCTTGGCTCTGGCAATTTTCAAATTAGCATCCATGATGCATCTCCCAAAAAGTTATATAAAACTTTTGAGGGGCGGTGATGCCGCCCCCCAATATGTTACAGAACAAGCTGTTTGCCATCAGTGATGATCCACTGACGCACGGCCTCAGACTGCTTGAGCGTCTGATCACGGTTGACCGCATCCTTTACAGCAAATGCCGCGAACTCTTGCTGATCAAGCCGCTTTAGGTACTTGATTACGTTGCCAGCATTCGCCTTGCTCATACGGTGAGCCAGTCCAGATGCGGTGGCGTAAAGCACCATGGCATCATTCGGCAGATCAGCGCTGTCAGGGTTGCTGATAACCTTGTCAAGGTCAGGCATGTGATCCTTCAGCTTCACATAGCCCATGAAATCAGCGCAAGCCGCACGCCCTACTTGACCAGTGATTGCCTCTGCCTGTTCGACTGGTGGTAACTGCCAGCCCAAGATTGTCGACACCCGATCCCATGACCGTGGTGACGGTGACGCATTCGCATCACGATCAAACTTGTGCAGGAACTCAGGGCGTGACCGATTGAAGCCAGTCACATCCTCATGGATACCGTGAGCCATGAAATAGGCAATGGTATCCTCAAGATCAGCCTCAATCTCTAAGAACATCAGACGATCTTTGAGGTGGCTTGGCATGTTGTTTGTGCCAGCCCGATCACTGGTGCGGTTGCCAGCGGCAACGATAGCGCAGTTGTCAGGCAGCTTGAACTCGCCAATCCTACGCTCATTCACGATCTGAGCCGCCACGTTCTGATTGCTGACAGGTGCTTGCGGCAATTCATCCAAGAAGAGATAGACCGCTTCCATATTGGAAGCCATGTCAGTGATCTTGGAAAGCCAATGCGGCATGATGCGCTTGGCATCACCGTCAATCAAGGCAATGATACCGCCCAATTCAGCGGCATCAAACTGAGCCAATGACAGTATATAGCAGCCATGATCGCGCTCTTCAGCAATTTGTTGAATGACTGACGTTTTGCCAAGACCAGCACCGCCGATCAGGTAGGGGATAACACGCTGAGCATCACGCCCTGTCGCGTTTTGAATTTGGCTATCGATTGAAGCCGCTACAATATTCTTTGCCTGAGATAGTTTCATCACATTCTCCTAAAGTTGAAAAAAGAAGAGGGGGCAAAGCCCCCATTATTAGAACTGGTCAACGACATCGTTCACTGTGTCGTTTTCTTTTTCGACTGCCGCCTGAGCCGCCTTTGCGGCCTGATCGTTGTGGTAGTCATTACGCGCCGCTTGCAGCGCGTTAAAGTGATCAAGAAACTCAGCGAGTTCCTCATCGCTCAGACCATCCTTGAACTTGTTGCCTTGAACGGCATTGCCGTTATCGTCTTTTGATGTTGACCATTTGCCGATCACTTTTTCAGCAAGGATCAAAGCGGCAGACTTTTCAGCCTCACCCGATACGGCCTTGGCAAGTTTTGCTTCGGAAGTAATATCCTGATCAGCAAACACCGCCAGCACGGCAGTCGGCGTGGTGTTATCACCGAAACCAAACTGACGCTTCGCGCCAACTGAATTTTCGATGTATTTTTTTGCGACAGCATCTTGGCAATTCCCATCAGTGGTCAGGTCTTCACGCACCCTTTTTGAGATAGTGCGCGGCAAGTTGCCTTTGGTCAGGGTGATGCCCGATATCGCGCTGATCAGTTCAGCATAGGTTGCCAACTTGGTGGCATTCACCTGTTCAGTGACCATCTTTGCGTCACCTTTTAGACCTTTGATCGTGGTCTGATTGGCGGCAATGGTTGTGACAGATTGTGTTGATAGTGAAAAAGTTTGGTTAGCCATGTCGGCATCTCCCATAAAAGTTGAATGTTTCGCCGTGCTATCGGCTCATCAGTGTGTCAGCATCAGACACAGACAGGGGCAAAGCCCCTATGGCTAGATTGCAATGTATTGAGACAGGCGAACCGTTCCCTGCTTGGATAGTTTGTCGCCCTCTATTGTGTAGTAACCGTGAAATTTGCGGCTTTTGTATACCGCAATCATTTCGGGCTTTTCACCGAATGCTTTGTGGCAACGTGCAATGTATGCACCCAAGGCCTTGATCGTTGGCTTGAGTGGATACAGGGTTGTAGTGCCGTCCTCGTTTAATTGATTAGCTGAATACATTATGCATTCCCCTTTTTATTTGGTTTACGTTTTGAAATAATCTCAGCCATTGTGAGATGAAAAACTGGTGCAGCTTGAAATCGCTCATCTTCGGCGACAATCTGAGCCACTATGTCGGCTTTGTTGGCTGGGTCAGGCTTTTGAATGAAAGGTAACTTTTTCATTATGCAGTCTCCAAAATTTTGTTGAATTGATTGTCAGTCAGTGGCTTGAGCCAATTGCAAGTTGGCTTGCCATAGTGGGTGCCGATCTCAACTTCGACAGGCTGGCCAATCCAGCCCTCTAACATGTAGTTAATCATGTCATCGTTGCGTGTTCTGAATGACCAGCCCAGCCTCGTGTTGGCATCCATGACCGCCAATTCAAAACGAGGGTTGCCGTTTACGCTGTTATCCATGCGCTCGATTAACTCAAGAATGCCATAGTGACGAGTGATATTTTTCATTGTGCAATCTCCTATTTGCCGGTGAATACTGAAGGGTTTGAATGGTTTGGTCTGACGCTGAACTCGCCGCATTCGCTGGTGATCAGGAACTCATTTGGCGAAAGCTTCAAAGCGCGGCAGATAGTCACGATTTGCTGCTTGGCTTGTGCCATGTCTCGCACGATTGCCTTGTCGTGTTTGACAGTGAAGCGACTGGTTGAAAGCTTGGTGATATCCCTAACGGTGTTTGTGATTGTCAGCATTGTGCATTCCCCTACTTGAAAAGGTTAAATTCAAAACGCTGGATGAAATACTCAGGATTGTCTGAGTTTTCGATAGCGTCATTTATCTGCGCTTTGTTGATGCGGTTTTCATGCTCAGCAATGCTGATTGCGTGGCGGTTAAGCAAGCCCATGTTGATAAGCGTCTGCATTGTTTCAATGCGGAGCGGTGTAACGTCAGCAAAAGCCTCAGAATGCTCAGGTGCATAAGTTGAATAATTCATGGTATCGGTCTCCTGTTTCGCGTATCTCTTCATGGCATGGGTACGATCCCATGCGACAGGTAGGGCAGATTGTCAGTCTGCCCATCATCCACCCTATTGGTTGGTTTGAACTTTGACCCAGTCGCTTCAGCCATTGGATTGGCACTGTCGCATTCTTTGGGGGGTCTGGCATCCATCACGCTGGAAGTGGGCGGAACATCTGGTCTCGGGGGCAAGCAGTGAAAGGGTGCTTCGTAAACCGTTGCCAACGTCCGGCAGTGGGGTTCCCTGAGTGTCGCTGGGCTACCAACCCAATGTGCGCTTGCGGTGTGTGCCTCCTATGGCTGTTAAAGATCGGGCATAGCTGCCGCCCCTGCCCTGCGGTGCCGATCGGCTTGCTGGACACCTCCGGTGTTAAATCAATATGGATATCGTGTCAACCCCATATGGTTACGTTTATTTACATTATTTTACGTTTATTTATGTATGCGTCCTGTGATGCAGTGTGGAAGCTAAAAACGCTTCTAGACTATTTTAGGTGTGAATGTACCCAAAACACCCTAAAGCCGCTCAGTGGGCTTCTATGGGCGATTAAAAGCATAGTGGTGATTAGGGGTTGCATACAGGTTCCATGGAACTTTTCTGGATGGTAGACTAACCAAAGTTGAAACCGCGTATGCTGCCCGCCAAGGGCAATGCAATCCGCTCATAGGGGATAGAACATGGCAAAGAAACCAACATATCTAAAAGTAGTGGCTAAGGAGCAACCACTGACAGGGAAGCAGGAAGCATTCGCAAAGCTGGTGGCAGGGGGTTCAGTGCTGAGTGATGCCTATAGGGAATGCTATTCGGCTGATACTATGAAAGATAGCACGGTTTGGTCAGAGGCTTGCCGCCTTGCACAGAACCCCAAGGTCTCCGCAAGGATTAAGGATATCCAAGCCGATATGGAAGCAGATCATCGCACGAGGCTGCTCAGGCGTGAGGAATGGGTGTTGAAATCCCTACAAGAAGAAGCGGTATCGGCAGACAATGCATCTTCGAGAATTCGGGCTCTAGAGCTTGTTGGCAAAACGGTGGGCATGTTCACAGATCGTATAGAACAGGCTGAGACCAGCGAAAGATCAGCGTCAGAGATTGAAAAAGAGTTGAAGGCGCGGCTTGATCGGTTGATCGGATCGTGACCGCCCCTGTTTGAAATGGCGAAAAATGCCAACCCCACCTACCCCCAACCACCCCT